TCAAGGCGTGGCTTCGGCCGATGCTGTTCGTCGGTGACGGCCGCTTCCACTGCGGTCATAACCGTAGTACCGAGCCAACACGCCCAGCCCAGCGATCAGGATACCCTTGGCCTCGTGCAGGGAGATTGCCTTGCCGGCCCAGCCTTGGCGAAGTGCCCACTCACGGACCGATTGCCCCAATCCGGCCACGTACCAGAGCGCCGATCCGGCTGGACTGCCACTGCCGCCCACCGCATCCAGTGCATTCCGCACGGCACGCGCAGCACCAGCGTTCTTCTCGACCATCATCTGCCCCGGCACCGTGCTACGCGGCAAACCATCGAGCTTGGGACTGGCCACGCCACTGGCAAATGCCCTCGCAAAGTCCTGCGAGAACTGCTGGCCGGCATCGTGCATGGCACCGGTGATGCTGCCGTTTCGGAGCATCAGCGCCAGCGTATCCACAGTGCGGTAGTGGTCGACGGGCTTGCGGTCATCGTCCTCCTCACGCACGTAGCGGATCACGCTGCCATCCGGGCGGATGTGCTCCTCGCCGATACGCGGCTTCTTCTCGGCACGGGCCTTGGCGCGTTGGGTTTTCTTGGTCATGGCCGTGCCTCCCCGAGTTGCCCGAGGGTCGCCAGCGCACCATCGCGGCTGCGTTGCACCGTGACGGACTTGCCCGTGGTCGCCACCACCGTCCAGGTCTCGCCATCGCCCCGGTCGATGACCTCGCCCTCTGACCAAGGTGTGCTCTTGCGGGAAGCCGCAGTACGGGCACCGTAGAGCTTGGTGGCGATGCCAGACAGAAATGCGCGGTCCCAGTCGTCGTAGATGTCCTCCAGCGGCACGACCACAATGCCTTGTTTGTGCCATGCAGCGGCGCGCATGGCACGCAGTTCGTCGCTGCTGGCGGGTGACGCCGGGGCCAGGCGCCCGAGAGCGCAGGGGATGGAAGCGGTGCTGGTTCTCATGCCACACCCCCTTGGGCCATTGCCCAGTCCAGCAGCGCCAGCGCATCAGCGTGGTTGTCGTCGACCGGATCGAAGCCACGCGCCTTGGCCGCCGCGATCATCTCGGCCTTGCCAGCGTTGCCCTTGCCGGTGGCGTGCTTCTTGATCGTGCCCACTGGCACGCCCTGGTATGGGATCTGGTGGTGCTCGCACCAGGCCGTCAGGTGCGCCATGAAGCCGCCGTAGATGTGCGCTGCATCCACCCCTTTGTGGTTGCGCACCTCCTCGTAGACCACCAGATCAATGCCATCGGCGCATTGTTTGATATCGGTGAGCCAGCGTTTGAAGCGCAAGAACCGAAAGCCGCCGCCTTCGAAGCGCTGCGGGCGAAAGTTCTCGCTGCCGCCGTTGATGAGTCCGTCACGGGCAGACAAGGCCCACCCAAGTTGCGAGCCCAGATCAAGGGCCAAAATCGTTGTTGTCATGTTCGTCAGTCCTGTGTTGTGGGCGGTCTGACGGATCGGACAGGTCTGCCGGTTACCCTCTTCACGCGTGCGCGCGTGTAGGCGTAAATCAGTGAGTCTGTCCGATCCGTCAGAACCGCGTCGATTCATGGTTTGGGTCAGTTGTCGGCATAGGGCGTGAAGCGGTCCTTCGGGGTCTCCTTGAGGCCCACCCCCTGGAATCCCCGCAGTCCCATGCCGTTGCGCCACTTCTCCAGGCCCCGGGTGAGCAGCAGATCGGCAAAACGCTTTTGCGAGCCGACGAACTCCCCGGCCGCCTCCGCCCACTGCTTCCAGTCGGTGAAGAGCTCGGCCGTCAGCGACTTGGCATTGGGGTGGCGCACGCAGCGCTCCTCGAGCCAGCGGCCCAGCGCGTCTTCCGCCTCGAAGTACTCGTCCGTCGCATCCAGCACCGATTGAGGCTGGCGCAGCCCCTCGCGCTGCCAGGCAAGACACCCCTCGACGCCCCAGCTGAAGATGCCGTTGGCTTCCGCCAGCAACTTGGTCTGCAGTTGCTTGTCGCGCTTTTCCGGGGGCACGGTGATCGTGAAGGGGATCAGGTGTAGACGCCGGCGCATGGCCTCATCGATGTTGCGGATGGCCGGCTTGTGGTTGCCCGCGATCACCAACTTGAACTGCGGCACATAGGTGAAGAAGTCCTGGCGCATGAAGCGGGCAGACACCCGATCGCCGCCGGTGATCTCCTTGATCTTCGATTCGTTCCAGCGCCGACCCTGTTCGGTCTCGGTCGCGCCCACGAAGCGCGAACCCCGCAGCCCAGCCAGATCGGTCGGGTGCCGATCCCCACGCGTTTCCATGAAGGTGTCCATGGGCGCATTGGCGGCGTAGTCCCCGAGCAGGGTGAAGAGCGTGTTCACGAACACCGACTTGCCGTTGGCGCCGGTGCCGTAGAGGAAGAACAAGGCGTGCTCGCTGGTCGCGCCGGTCAGGCAGTAGCCAAACACCCGCTGCAGGTAGGACTGCAGTTCGGCATCGCCACCGGTAACCTGCTCCAGAAACCGCATCCAGGTCGGGCAGGTGCTGCCCGGCACCAGCGTGGCCGAGGCGATCTTGGTCATCCGGTCGGCACGGTCGTGAGGACGCATCCGGCCAGTGCGCAGATCGACGACACCCCCTGGCGTGTTGATCAGCCAGATGTCTGCATCCCATTCGTCGGTGGTCGCCGCGTGCCGGCGGTCGGTGCGGGCCAGGCGTTCGACACCACCCACGGTGCTGCTGGCGGCGAGCTTGGCCGCGACCTTGCTGCTGTCTGCGCGGACTGCCGCGTGGCGACAGACGTGACGAATCAGGTCGGTCGCCGCCAAGGTCTCTTCGGCCCGCCAGCGCTGCCCATCCCACATCAGCCACTTGCCCCAGGCCGCCACGTAGCGCCAGTCGCGGTGGTAGCGCCGGGTGAAACTCACCGCCAGCGCATCCTCGGTGCCCCAGACCGTGGTGTCGCCATCGTGGTCGGCCTGCCCGTCGTACTCCGGCAGATCAGGCTCATCGCCCAGACGCTGCACCGTGATGCGCGGCCCAGTGGCGACGAAACCCGTGACATCGAAGCCCTCGGCCAAGGCGTCCGCCGCATCCCAGCCTTCCGTCTTCGCATCAGGGGGCAGAAGAATCGCGCAGGAGGTAGCCCCCGCCATGAGCACAGCTTGCGACGCCGCCTCAGCGTAGCCGAATCCCGGTTTGTCACGGTCCGGCCAGATGAGCACAGCTTTGCCAGCGAGCGGTGCCCAGTCGGTCTTGTCGACCGGCGCGTTCGCCCCGTGCATCGCCGTGGTCGCCACGATGCCGGCCTCGATCAAGGCCTGCGCGCACTTCTCGCCCTCGACCAAGATCACCTGTTCGGCAGCAACGATGCCCGGCTGGTTGTAGAGCGGGCGTGGCTCGGGTGGGGCCATCTTGCGGCGCTTGGCATCCCAGGGGCGGAACTCCTTCCTGCCCGGCGCCGGGTCGTAGCGATAGACGCAAGCGATCAGGTTGCCGGCGGCATCCAGGTAGTCCCACTTGGCGGTGGCCGGGCCGAGTTCGTCGACAGGGGCTTCGGCCTTCTTGCGCTTCGGGGGATGGCTGGTGGCACGACCGACCAGTTGGCCAGCGATTTCCAGCACCCGAACGAAGTCCGCCTGGGTGTCGAGCCCGTGGTGGGCAGCGATCAGATCGAAGATGTCACCGCCTTCGCCGGTGGCGTGGTCGTGCCACAGACCGGCGGTTTCCCCCTTGAGCGACACCTCGAGGCTGTCGCCCGGACTGCCGAGCACATCACCGACCAGGTACTTCTGGCCACGCTTCTTGCCGGCAGGCAGCAGCGTCATCAGCACTGACTCCAGCCGCGCCAAGAGATCGGCGCGGATGGCGTCGCGTTGCAGGTTGAGTTCACCGCCAGCAGCGGATGCCGCCGGCGGCACCGAATTGAAGTCAAGCATGGATAGGCTCTCCCTGTGGCGTAGGGTTTTGGGCCGGGCAGGCGGCTGAATGCACGGGCGCGCTTTGGCTGCTTGCCGCCGGCTCGGAAGGCGTGGACGATGCTGGCGCCTTCACCGGCGCCTTGACCGGCACTTTTCGCCAGTGCGCCTTCTCGTCGGCGAGGTAGCCGGCCTTGCGGGCAATGGCGCGCACGAAGTCCGGCTGCAGCCCGACCAGGCCGCACCAGAACTCAAGGCCGCGGCCGAGCACAAAGCGCCGGGCCTCGCGCCGCATCCGCCGGTTGGTCAAACTCAGGCTGTCGTGGATGGCGCGGGCGAGCACCGCCACCACCAGTCTGGACTCCGGGCACACGAGGAAGGTGTGACGGTTCAACACCTTCTCGATGGCCTGCAGCCCGACCAGGGGTTTGGGGGGAGACCAGCGATCCACCCACTCGGTGCGGTAGGTCTTGCGGGCGCTGGCGCGCTTGAAAGCTGTGCTCATCACACACCTCCCCAGCAACGCTGCGCGTAGCTGCAGAACTTGCACTCGAAGTGGCTCGCCTCGGCAAAGCCACGCGGCAAGAGCTCGCCGGCCTCGGTCGCCTGGATCACCCGCACCGCGCGGTCGGACATCTTCTGCGCCAGCCCGGCATCGAAGGGCACCAGCTCGAACCACAGCTCCTCGCTGTCCTTGTTGATGGCGGCGAAGAGCGCCGGATTACGGCTGATGCCTTCGACCGAACCTTCCATGTAGGCCTGGTAAGTGGCCATCTGCGCGGCATAGACCGGCTTGGTGACCGCCACGCCAGACTTGACGCAGGCCTTCCAGTGCTTGTCGGCCATGGTCTTGCACTCGAAGAGCATCGGGAACGACAGGCCCAGCTCTGGCGGTGCCGCCGTAATGATCCCGTCGACGTGGCCCTTGATCCGGCCACCGGCGACCGAGAACCCGAACTGGCCGCCGTTGGCCTTCTGGTTGTGCAGCTCAAACCCCGCCAGGCGCAGCCAGCGCACGACCAGCTCTTCCAGCACATGGCCAACCTCGAACACCCGCAGGATGCGGCCAGAAAATCCCCGGCCGGGATCGACCGGCGCACCGGCGTACTCGTACTGCAACGCCCGTTCACAGGCCACACCCAGACGGGAGGCGCCGAGGTAGTCGCGCGGCGTCTGTTCCGCACGTTCGGCATCCAAGGCGGCATCGATGAAGCCCGTTACCCGCTCGTGGAAGGCGGGGCGATGATTGAAGTCCAACATCACTTCGCCCTCCCAAGCGGGGGGCTCTTGGCCACCACCGACTCCCCGGTCTCCCAGGGCAGGTCGTCCTCCAGATCCGCGAAGGGATTGGCAGGATCGAAGGCGGTTGCTGTAGTTGCCGGTTCCAAACTGGCCACCGGCTGCGGTGCCCGCGTCTCGTAGGGCGCGATCCCCCGCACCGGCGGAAATTTCGCCTGTTGGTGGTGCGCCGCCATGGCCTCCGTCCAGCCGGTGACAATGGCCTCGATCACCTGCAAGGCCTCGGCCTCGCTGTAGTGCCCCAGGGGTTTGTCGAAGCCGATCTCGCCAGCCGCCTCGCCAAAGCACTTCAAGCAGCCGCGCATCGCCGCGCGCTCGAATTCGGTCGGATCAACCATGAGCACGTCCTCCTGCCTGGGGTCGGTTCGCAGCCACTGGCCGTAGAGCGCGTGAAACGCGTCCTGGCAGCGCCGACTGCAGAACACCCAGTCGATCGGATAGCGCCGGGCGTCGCCTACCGGATAGCGAGAATCGCTGTGGCCGAACCCACGCGCTGCGCGCTTGCAGACCCAGCATTTCATTCACCGCGCGCCTCCGCTTACTGCGCCCAGGCGGGCTTGCCGCCGGGGACGGTGGATGGGGTTGGACGTGCGGCAGCTGCCGGTGGCGTGTAGCTGGGTGCGGCGACCGCTGCCGGCGCACCGGAATTGCCACCCGGATTACCTTTGGGCATCACGCCCATGATCGCGGCGTAGTCCTTGTGATCCGGTTCGATGGCGGTCTTGATGGTGTTGCGGTCCTCGCCCCGACTGTCTTTCTCGATATCGATGCGCGCGGCGAACTCGATGCCATCGAGCTCATGAAAGCCTGCGATGCGCCGTGCAGCCTGGGCTTGCGGGCTGTTGTCGCCGGGGTGGATGTTGCGGGCGCTGTTGAGCGCGGCACGCACGAAGGTGCGACCCATGTTCCCCCAGGTCGGGCCCTTGGCAGAGTACAGGCCAATGTTCCACCACACCTTGCGCCTGGCGAACGGGCCTTCCATCACCACGCCCTCGCAGGCCAGATAGACAGCGCCGGTGTCATGGGACTGGGTCGCCCAGCCTCCAGTCCAGCCCTGGCTCGGATCGTCAAAGCCACCGGGTTTGATGCTCATGCGCACCCGGGCCAGCGTGCCCTTGGGAATCAGGTCGAACGATTGCTGTTGGTCGGCGGTGTTGAAGTCGAAGAAACTCATGGCGGATTACTCCTGGGATGCGTGGGATTCGTTGAGAGAAGGCAATGCGGTGGTCAGGGGCGCAGACGCAGCGCGTGCGCCGCTTTGCGCCTGGGCGCACTTGGCGATCAGCTGACCGAGATGCGGGGGTTCGACGAGCTCGAGTCGGCCGGAACGGTCCTTGGCGGGCAGCCCCCAGGGATTGACCGTGTGGCAGACAAAGGCCCGGTAAGCCTCGCCCTCATCGGTCTTGAGCTCGGCCAAGGTGATGACCTCATCGACGATGCCGGGCAGCTGCAGGCTGGTCTTGGCGCCATCGATCTGAGGCGCGAACACCTTGCGGTTGAAGTCGTCGGTGACCTCGTCCAGGATCGCCACGAAGACGACGTGTTTGCCCCGGGCGTGCTGCAGATGGGTGAGCGCGCCGATCATTTCGCTGCCCAGAAGCCCGTAGGCGCCGCGCAGATCTGCCTTGCCGGTACGGTCCGAGAACGCTGCCGGCTGGCTCTTGGCCCAGGTCAGGCACAGGCGTGAAAGCACCGTGATCGAGTCGACAAAGTAGGTGTCGTACTTGCCCAGTTGCTCCGGGCTGCCGTACTGCTGGCAGACATGGTCGAAGTGCGCCTGCGAGAACGGTGCCTCGGCCGGCAGGGCCGGATTCGGTCCCGCCAGAAACACCGCTAGATCCCGGAACTCCGGCCAGGTCTTGGGGCGCACACAGTCGCCGCGCCAATCCTTGACCGACAGATCGCCGGCTTCCAGATCGACGAACAAGGTGCTGTCTTCAGGCAGCGTCTTGAGCTGGGTGGTCTTGCCCAGACCACTCTTGCCCAGCAGGACGAGCTTGACGCCGTGGCGTTCGGCCAGGCGCTGATCGGCGGAGATGATCGGGAATGCCATCACGCCACTTCCGTCATCAGCAGGTCGGCCGCCGAGAGCGTGGCCAAGAGCGGGCTGTCATCCGTGGCGCCGGCAGCAAGCGCCAGGTCACGCAGCTCCTTCAGGGCGCGGTGGCGACGAGTGTCGGCATTGATCTGGGCACCCAGAAGTGCCAGATGCGCATCGACGTCGGCCAAGGTGGCTTGGGCGAGCGGCTTGTAGATGACGCCCTCGTCGTCCACCGAGTCCAGTTCCACACCCGGTGGCGGCACGCTGATGGCCGGCGGCAGATGCGCCTGCAAGGCATCGGGTATGCCCGGTAGCGTGATCTGGGCGCGCTCGTTTTTGCTGGGGCGGCGCTTGAGCTCGCGGCGCGCCAGTTCGGTCAATGCGTCTTCGGCCAGGCGCGCGCCGATGCGCTGCACATCGGCCGGATGCAGGGCGCACACAAGCCGGGCGACCGCGCGCGGGCGGGCATGGCCGCTGACTTCGAAGGCGTTAGTGATTTGCGCGCGCACGGCGTCGCGCAGCAGGCTCATGACGGGATCACGCATGGCGCGCTCCTTGCCAGAGTTGGTTGAAACGGGTCAGGAGGGGGACGGCCCGCGCAAGCCAGGCCGACAGGTTCTGCTGCTGGTAGTGCGGCACGCAGGCGATGAGCGCCTCGGCATCGACGTCGATGCGGCACAGCGCCTCCAGCCCTTCGCGCAGCGCCAGCCACCGCTGCGTGGCGGCAGCGGACTCGGGGCCGACGCGCGGGCCGTGGTAGCGGCCGTCCGAGCCCAGCACCAGGGTGCGTGTTTGCTCGGCGATGCGCCTGGCCTCCGACGGCGTGGGCAGCGGCGGCTCTTCGGCCGTGATCGCCTCGACCACGGCGCATTGCTCGATGCCGCGCAGCCCGCGGTCGGCGGCGACCTGCTCGAAGAGCTTGACAGCCGAGGAGCCGCACACGCCCGCCTGGTCGATGCGCGCCTTGACTTCGCGGGCGATGGCGCGGATCTCCTCGGGGGTCTTGGTCAGGACTTCGCGCTGGGTCTCGGGGGGAAGATGCGCCAGGTTGGCAGCGATGGACACGGCCAACCCGTGGCGCTCAACCGCGTCTTGCAACGCGTCGATGCCGTTGTCGATCACGATGCGGGCGCGCTGCACGCTGCGCTCGCCTACGTTGAGCAGTTGCGCGGCGTGCGCCTGCGTCATTGCGCCAATTGGCGGATTTAGGCTCGGACGTCCCTTGCTGAAGGTGGCCAGCTTGGCCGCCACCATCGCCCGCTGGCTCTCGCTCAAATGACGCCGGTGCAGGTTGAGCGAGACGACCAGGCAGAAGGGGTCGCCGTCGGCGGCGCTGATTTCGCGCACCAGGGGCTCCAGTCCCAGCTGCTCGCAGGCGCGCAGACGGTGGCGACCGTCGATGACTTGGCCGTCGAGGATGAGGATGGGCTCGCGCTGGCCGTGCGCGGCGATGTCGGCCACGAGCGCGGCGAAGGCGGCCTCATCCATCGCCGGAAACAAGGCCGCGGCCGGATGCAGGGGGTAGGATGCCGTCACCGCTGACCCTCCCCAATCGCATCGATGCGACGCAGCACGAACTTCGGCGCCTTGGGCACGACGGTGCGCAAGGCCTCGAACGGCGCGCGCAGACTCTGCGGCCAGGCCTTGAACTTGGCTTCCGACACCGCGTACTTGACTTCGACGTACTCGCTCGGATCGCCGCCGGCGGCTTCGATCTTGGCCACCAGCTCAGCCAGGCCTGCGGCGTCCCACTTGACGTCCTTGCCGATCTCGACCGTGATGTCGAAGCCTGCGTCCTGGATGTGGGTGGTGCCGGTGTCTTTCCCTTGCGCCAGCAGCTGCGCACGGGCCGCCTCGCCGTAGCGCAGCTCCAGGCCCGCCTGCACCAGGTTGCTCAAGGTGCCGAGCTCGGACTTGGCTTCGGCAATGAAGCGCAAAAGCGCCGCGACGTTCTCCAGCGGCAGGTCACGGATGACCGTGGCCGAGAGATCGAGGAAGGGGATGGGCAGCGAGATGCCGCTTTGGGAAAGCGCTGCCGCCAGGGGGGTGGGGGCAAGCGGGGTGGCCGGAAGGCCAGGGGGTCGGACTTGCATCAGATGACTCCTGTTGGTTGTAGGAGTCACCCATTTTTGTCATGCGATGTAAGACGATCTGCCCCCTTAATTCAGACGGATATAAGACGGGCCGCCCGGCCAGGCCGTTGCTGGCCTTTGAGATGCCAAGTTGCCGGTTTTGGTGTTGTCAAGGGGCGCTATGTCAGACCGATGTAAGACGCCGGCGCCAAAAAACCACCGCACGACGGAACGCTGGACGCAAAAAAGGCCGCACATGGCGGCCGACGTTGTGGCGATATCAGACGGATGTCAGACGAGCAGCATCCACGCGCCCCGTTTCACGCCCGGAGCTAAATCCAGGTACACGCCCTTGATCGTCGCCCACTGCTCCTTGCGGAAGGCCGTGCTGGGGCTGAAGGATTCCGAACCAGCCATGGCATCGCTGGTTTTGACGATCGGGCTGCCGTTTTTGTAGGCGGTGACGAGGACGTCGAAGATGGCGATCTGCTTTTCGCCGGTGAGCATCAGCGGCGCCTTGCCGGGGATGTAGAGGGTGGCCGATTTGTCGCTGTGCTTGACCAGATCGACCGCCATCCCACCGCGCGCCAGTATTTTTCCCTGGGAGAACACGCTGGCCAGGCGTTCGATGTCGAGCAAGGTCTCGCCCGTGGCACTCAAATGATCGGCGACCGGGGTGACCACATTGGGCCCCAGGCACAGCGGATGAGCACGCCCGGCCGACAGGATCAGACCGATGCCTTTGTCGCTCTTGGCGCGCAGGAGAATGTCGAGCCGCTGCAGGGTTTGTAGATTCTTGAGGTCGCGGGCGATGTAGCACGGTACGGCCGCCCCAGCCAAGGCGATGTCCCCGAGGTAGGTCAGACACTCGTCAAGTTTGTTCAGCGCGACGCTGTCGAGCTGGGGCTTGAGGCACTTGTGCACGATCTCATCGAGCCAGTCGCGCCGGACGGCGTACTTGTCGGCCGCGCTGGCGGGGAGTTCGACACGGCTACCGTCGACCGGATGGTCATAGGCGATCCAGCCGTGCTTGCCGGCCGAGCGCACGGACACCTCGTGCACAATGTCGTCGGTGTCGATCAGCAGGGTCTGCTGGCGGCCACGCCGCTCGATGAAACCGCCCTCGACCAACGCCTCCGGATCGATGCCGCGCTCGATGAAGAACTGCCCCGGCACTTCCTTGGTGGTCTGATCGAAGAGCTGTAGCAATGCCGGAAACAGAGCGCGCTCGTCGGCGGCCGTCAATGGCTTGACCTGGTGGAGGATGCCCCAGGCGGTCAGCAGCGCATAGCCCAGATCCCGCTGCACCGGATCGCGGTTGCTGCGCAGATTGCAGCGGTTCGGCTCGGACAGCGTGATGTTCAGCGTCTTGGTCTTGTCGGTACCGTGTTGGGTGTAGCGCACGGAAATGACCACACGGCTGATGCAGGCGGCCCGGCTGAAGAGGTGATCCTTACCGAAGAGCGATTCGGCCACCTCCTCGATATCGTCATCTGCAGTGACCTTTAGGCTGGCGCGGTGCTGGTAGTTGTCTGGGCGGGCGTCGACTTCCACCACGGCGACGCGCTCGATATCGAAGCCGTCCACCCTGGGTGGGGTCAGGCGCAGGGAGTCCAGGAAGCGTCCCAGGTTGTATTGCTTGAGTGTGAGGGGCTTGCCCGAGAGATCCAGCTTGAGCCCCGTCTCGGCAAAGCAGCTGGCCAGCTGCTGGCGTACCGACGGGCTGGCCGAGAACACCTCGATCACGCCCTCGTCAGGGGAGAACAGCAAGGTCGCCTCGTTGAGCGGTCGATAGTAGCGCTCCTGCCGGCTGCCATCGGCTTCCTGGTATTCGGCGACGCTCGAGAGCGGCCCGCCATGGCGAACGATCAGCAGGTGTTGCGGCACTTCCTTGCCAGCGGCGTCTGCCTTGCCGACCTGCAGGTAAGTAACGGTGCATCGGCCAGTAAGTTCGAGTTTCTCCTGGATCCGTTCCTCCAGCGCGGCCTTGACGGCTTCGTCCCACATGAAATCGGCCTTGGCATCGGCATCCACTTCGAAGGCTTCGTACATCCGCCCGAAATTGCGGTAATGGTTGGCGTAGAACAGGTTCTCGGCCTCGTCGAAGAGCTGTGGCTGGTGCTGATAGAGCCACAGACTACGACCGAGATCATCGAGCTGGGCGGCAAAGGCGTCGATGTCATCCTGCGAGAAAAGCTTGGCCGCAACGCGGGTGATGGGTTCAACGCCACGCCCTTCGGCCAGCGTCAGGATGCGGTGGGCGTGGCGGTCGAGGGGAACGGCAGCGTCTGGCTTGAGCTCGTTGGCGATGTCCATGAGTTGGGCACGAAGGGCCTGGATGCTGGCTTCGTCGGTGGCAGAGGCCCATTGCACGTCGCCGAAAATCGCTGCATACTGCCCCTTGTCGACAGAAAAGAGAAAGCTCTCCAGCGCGGCCAGCGGAGAGACTTCGAGCAGCCGATGCAGGGAAACACCGTTCTTGAAGGATTTCGCCATACTCCACTGCCTCCTCGTCTCAATTTGGATACTTGATTATCTCAGAGGCTTGAGAGCGCGTGAACCCAGGGTCATGGGTGCGACGGCGGGGGAGAGCGACAGGGTAGAGTTTTAGACCCGATGGTTGGCGCGCGTGCTACACGCTGACCCTGCTGGTGATGCCGGAGGCGGAGAAGCGCTGGCGGCGGCGGGATGAGGAGGAGGGGCCGGTGGAGGACAGTTACGACCGGTTTATCTCCCGAAAACAGAAGCCTTATTGATTCACCGCCGCCGAAACCGATCCGCCACCCACGCCACCACACCGCGCTTGGGGGCTTGGGACTTCGGGCGGCCTGCGCGGTCATGGACGCACTCATGACAGCAGCCACCAGACCAGCAACCCCATCAGTGCCAATAGCCCAGCGAGCGGGTATCCGTTATTCGGTGGCCACACCGCCCCACACGTTTTCCGCTGTGAGCACGCCCTGGTGCCGCAGGTAGCTCCAGCTCATATACAAGAACTCGGTGCCATCGGGGTTTTGCCGGAAGCCGAACAGTCTGCTCCGCTCGTCAAGGCGCAGTTTGCTGCGGTTTTCCACCAAAAGCCTAGCTTTCTCGAACAGATCCGCCGTGCGCACGACGGCTGCCGACAGCAGCGCACCGCCCGCCTGATCAAGATAGGCCTGCACGGTCAGGTGCGGGTAGAGAAAGCCTTGCTCCCGTTGGCCAAGTGCGCGGATGCGCTTGTGGTATTCGGTCTCGGCGCCGCTGGGTAATGCAATACGGACCGTGAACGTGTTGTGCGCCTGACCCCATTGGACGCGGCTGGCCAAGCCCCGCATCGCCATCGGGCTGCTGAGTACCTGCCAGGCATCGATGCCGGCAAGCATATCCAGCGTCTTGGCAAACTCGGCATCGCTGCTGGCCTCAACAGGCTGCAGTTGCCCGCCTCCAATCAGAGGCAGCTCCTTGACCACCGGCCAGACGATGTTCACAAAGTCCGAGGCACTTTGACCGAGCAGTTGGGTAACCAGCGGCGTCATTGCATCACCCCTTGCGGGCGTGCAGTACCGGAAAATCGCCCACCCCCATCCTAGTTGTCCAGAAACGCGGGATGAGCGCCGACTGGAAGGTCAGGTCGCGGCGCATCTGGGCCAGGAAGGTGTCTTTCAAACGTGGTTCGTTAACGGCGTCGGCATTCTGAATGGCAGCCATCCATGCCTGGAAGGCCCGCACCACATCGTCTGGGGCGTGCAGCCACAAGACGCGTCCTTCCTCCAACATCTGGTCAAGCTGTTGTGGATTGCGTCTTTCGAGGGTAACCGCGGGCAGCAGGCGAACGATCTTCTCATACAAGGCTGCGCGCTGGCTGCGGCGCTCCCAGGCCTTTTGGTACAGCCAAGCCACTGAGCCGATCAGTGCGCCGAGAACAATCGACCAGTCGTTCATTTTTCGCTCCCTCTATCGTGCGTGTCAGCAGGGCATCTTTGCGTTTATTCTCCCGCAGCCGCTCCTGGCTCAGGTGGTCGAATCACCTCCGCCGAAACCGATCCGCCACCCACGCCACCACTCCGCACTTGGGCCGAGGCTCGGCCTGCGCCTCCTCGCGCTCAATCAACGCCAGCGCTTCCTTCACGCCCATCGGCACGATGCCGTCGGCGGT